AGTTTGACCAACTAATTTATGAAAAGACTTGGGTTCATATATCCTTTGACCCTCGTATGCGTGGGAATATTCTCACACTCAAGGGTAAAGGTAAATACGTAAAGGGGATTGTATAATGTGGTCAGTTTTATTTCCAGCACTTCTTCCAGCACTTACAGATGGTGTTCGTGGTATTTTTGCTAAGTTTACTAAAGGGGCAGGTGGTAATCCACAGAATGTCAATGAACGCATACAACTTATGCAAGCAGAGACAGCTCGATTACAAGCACTAGCAGAGATAGATAAACCAGCAGGTGAACCTTCTATTTGGGTTACTAACTTAAGGTCTAGCTTTAGGTATATTGCAATTATCATTATATGGTTAGCAACAGTGAGTGCTGTGTTTACTCCTACTGTACCTGAAGCTATTACTCTTATTATGCTTGATTTAAGTGGAGCTTGTATGAGCTTCGTTATTGGTGAACGTATGTATCTAACTTTGAGGAAATAAATACCTTGACAAATGAAGTCTATTGTGGTATAATTGTATTATAATTAAGGGGTTTTAAATTGACATACTTAGAATGTGTAAATAGAGTTTTAAGACGACTTCGTGAGAATGAGGTTACTACTGTCAATGAAACTCCTTACTCCAAACTTATTGGAGATCTAGTTAATGTAGTAAAGGTAGAAGTAGAAGATGCTTGGGATTGGTCTGCTCTACGCACTACTCTTACTGCAACTACTGCTAATTCTTTATTTAACTATGTACTTACTGGAGCAGGTACTCGTTTACGTGTTTTAGACATTATAAATGACACTGACGATTTCCTTATGCAACAAAGAGGAACTAAGTGGTTTGACCAACAATTCTTATTGAATAGTCAGCAATTTGGTTCTCCAATGTACTACAACTTTAATGGTGTAGATAGTAATGGGGATAGTCAAGTAGATTTTTTCCCAATACCTGATGGTATATACAATGTTAGCATTAACGTTGTCCTCCCACAAGCAGAACTTGTAACAGATTCCACACAGATTAAAATTCCAGCACTTCTCCTTGTTGAGGGTACGTTAGCTCGTGCAATTAGTGAGCGTGGTGATGATGGTGGTTATGTTGAACAAGAGGAGCGTTATCGCTCTATGGCTTCAGATTTAATTGCTGTAGAAGCTAGTCAACGTCTTGATGAAATGATTTGGACACCTCAATAATGGCTGGACAATTAAAGGCTCTTAGTAATGCAGCACTTGGCTTTCTTGGGTTAAATACTCAAGAGAGTGGTGTTACATTGGAGAGTGGATATGCCACAAAAGCTGTTAACTGTATTATTGATAAGTTTGGTCGTTTAGGTAGTCGTAGGGGTTGGACACCAATTACTACTAATAATGGTTCTTTAAGTGATACAGATTATCTAGAATCTTTATTTGAGTTTATTGATGTAGATTTAGTAGCCACTGTATTATCTTGTGGTGGTGGTATGATGTATTCAGGTACTACTACTCTTACAGCACTACCCGTTAAACAAGCAGACCAAACAACTAACCTTACAATTACTTTTACAGGTAATAGGTGGCAATTTTCACAACTAGCTGAAGGTGCTGGTTATGGTAATACTATGTATGGGTTTGCTGCTCAAACAGGTAATCCTTTACTTGTTTATCGTAAGAAAAATCATACTGATACTTATATTTGGCAACGAATTGGTGACTATGGTCATAAACCTGCTAGTGTATCTACTTTTGATCCTGACTGTTCTCATACAGCTTTTGGGCGTCATTGGGTGGCAGGTGTAACGGGTGCTAAGACAACAGTTTACTATAGTAAGTTATTGGATGGTGCAGAATTTACAGGAGTAGGTTCAGGTTTAATTGATATTGAATCTGTTGTTGGTAGTAGTGACCAAATTGTTGGCATATCTTCACACAATAATTATCTTATCATATTCTGTCGTAATAATATTATAATCTATGATTCACCTGATGATCCTACAAATATAGTACTTGCTGATGTAGTGACGGGTGTTGGATGTATTGCTCGTGACACGATACAACAAACAGGTACAGATTTAATATTCTTAAGTAATAGTGGTGTGCGTAGTTTTAATCGTGTTACTCAAGAGAAAAGTATGCCGATGCGTGACTTATCGGCTAATGTCCGTGATGACTTAGTTGAGTATATTTCAGGTGAAATACTAACAGAAGTTAAGAGTATTTACTTTGAGAGAGATGCTTTCTACCTCTTGGTACTTCCATCACTTAAACAAGCATTTTACTTTGACTTACGTCAGACATTAGAGAATGGAGCTGCTCGTGTAACAACATGGGAAAGTTTCTTACCTAAAGCTCTTTGTAAGACTAGAGACAGAAACCTATTACTAGGTATGGCTGGTGGTATTGGTAAATACTTTGGTTATTCAGATAATGGTGCTTCATATCGTTTAGAATACTTTACTTCTAATACAGATGCTGGTGAACCTTTTAGTCTTAAGTTCTTAAAGAAAGCAAGTGTAATTGTAATTGCTTCTGGTTCTCAAGATATTATTATGAAATACGGATTTGATTATAATAATACCTACTCTAGTAGAACATACTCAAAAAACTTTATTGGTGGTACAGCTGAGTATAATATAGCTGAGTACAATATAGGTGAATTTACATCAGGGTTAGCTATTAACACTATTACTATGCACTTAGGTGGTTCAGGTAAGATATTACAATTTGGTGTGGAGATGGATATTGAAGGGGCTCCCGTAAGCTTACAACAACTAACCGTATACTTGAAAACAGGGAAAATGATATAATGGCAAACTACGTAAAAGCAACAAACTTCTATACAAAGGATGCCTTGCTTACAGGTAATCCTGCTAAAATTATTAAAGGAGCAGAGATTGATGCTGAGTATAATGCTATTGCTACTGCTATAAATAGTAAAGCAGATACTACCTCTCCTACATTTACAGGTACTCCAGTAGCTCCTACTGCCACTGCTGGTAATAATACTGCTCAATTAGCTACTACTGCTTTTGTGACTACTGCTGTAGGTACACCAGGAACTATGAGTTTACAAAATGCTAATGCTGTAGCAATTACTGGTGGTACAGTTGCAGCTACATTTACAGGGAATCTTACAGGCAATACTGCAGGTGTCCATACAGGAGCTGTAACTGGTAATGTTACAGGTAATTCAGATACAGTTACTAATGGTGTATATACTACAAACTTTACTGGAAGTAATCAATCAAAAGCAACTAATGGATACCAAAAACTTCCTGGTGGTTTAATTATACAATGGGGAACAATATCTAGTCTTGGAGATAATGTATCGGAAACAATTACATTTCCACTAGCATTCCCAACAGCCGTAGTTTCATTTGTGGCAACTGCAGAAGGAACTAGTGCACTCTCTGATGTTGCATATATTTTTAGGTCACTAACAACCACTAACGTTATAGTAACTCAAATGTTTAATTCAAGTAATGTAGGTGGCAGATACATGGCAATAGGCTATTAAATTTAAAAGGATTTAAAAATGGGATTACTTAAAAAACTTAAAAAAGCAGTTGTAGGAGGGGTTAAAGGGTTTATCACTTCTGGTGGTAATCCTTGGGGAGCTGCTGCAGGGGCTGCTGGTGGTCTTTTTAGTGGTGGAGGCGGAGGTGGTGGTAGTGGTCAATCTCCTAATGCTCCTGGCTTTACTCCTTATAGTATTAAGTCAGGGTATGGTACTTCTACTATAAATGAGGCTAATAAGACTGCTACTTATGAGCTAACTCCTGAAATGAAAGCATTCAGAGATAAGTTTTATGCAGGTGCTACTGGTGCTATGCCTTCTGCTGAACAAACAGCTTATGCTTCACAAGTATCAAATTATGGTATGGGTTTGTTTGATCAAGCTACCAATATGGACATTGGTGCTATGACTCAAGACTATTTAGCAGGTCAAATAAATCTATTAGAACCAGGTCGTGCTCAAGAATCTAGTCGTCTAAACGATCTTCAGTTTAGTCGTGGTACTACTGGTCAAGGTATTGGTATGGGTGGTGGTTATGTTAACCCTCAACAATATGCCTTAGCAATGGCTCGTGAACAACAGAATGCAGCTTTAGCTGTAGGAGCAGAAGATAGAGCTCGTTCTATCCAAGCAGATACTCTTACACAAGCAGGTGCTCTATATGGTCTAGGTCAATCATACGCTACACAACCTTATGAAACAGCTAATACTCTGTTTGGTTACGGTAGTAATGTTGAAGCTTTAGGTGCTAATACTATGGCTCAAGGTATGAACTTTGGTGCTTTGTCTACAGGTGCAAATCAAAATGCAGGTCAGATCAATGCTGGTATTAATCAAACTAACTACTTAAATGCTCTTTATAAGTCTAATGCTACGGCTAACCAATGGGGTGACTTGATTAATAGTGCAAGTAACATGGATTGGGGTGGTTTGTTTGGTGGATCTGTTGGTGGTACTGGATCAGGTAATGAGTATGCAGGTGGTAAAGCTGATTGGATGTACTCAGATAAACGACTCAAAAAGAATATTAAACTAATAGGTAAGTATAAAAATGGTTTAAATAAATATTCTTGGGATTATGTTTGGAATGAGAAAGGTACTGGTGTAATGGCTGATGAGGTAGAGAAAGTAATGCCTGAAGCTGTTAGATTGATTAATGGGTATAAAGCAGTTAATTATGCTTTACTAGGAGTTTAAATACATGGCACAAGCTAATCAATTAATGCCTGGTGAGTGGGAAGTGCAAGATCTAGGTACTTATGCTAGTCAGTACAAACAAGATAAAGAAAATATTTATCTTAAAGAAGCTATTGCTATGGGTAACATGGATCCTAGAGCAGCTGAAGGTTACTACAAAGGTAAGTTAGATCGTTCTATTACTAATGGTATTCTTTCTTTATTTGGTGGACAAGCTGCTGATCCTGAGTTACGTAAAGCTAATGACTTAGATGCTATATTTAAATCTCTTTCTGAAGAAGATATTAAAGATCCTGCGTCTGCTTTAAATAAAGTAGCTGATGAGTTAGCTGCTCGAGGTCATACAAAAGAAGCTATTACCTATAGAATGAAAGCTTCAAATCTAGCTGATGAATTTGTTACTAAGAAAACTAAGAGTAAACTAGATACTTTAAAAGCTAAAACAGAGGCTGCTAAGTATATAGGTTCTCAAGCTAATGGTATTCTTGAATCAATGAAAACATTAGGTAAAGATAATCCTAAGATTCAACAAGAGCTTTGGGAGCAATATGCAAAAATAAATGAAGATGTGTTAGGTAAAGAAGAGGCTGACAAACTTCGTGCCTTACCTTCAACGGCTTGGACTGCTAAACTACAAGGTGATAAAAACGCTTCAGAAACTGCAGCTACTTCTTCTATGGAAGAACGACAACTTTTATCAATAGCTGCTGCTAAAGATAATGCTCTAATTAGGGCTGCTGCTGTAGTAGAAGGAGCGAGTAAAAGAGCTTTAGCTCAAATGTCTAAAACAGATAAAGAACTTGCATTTAAATATTCTAATCTAACTTTCCGTAAATCTATTGCTGCTCGTAAAGATATTGAGGCTCGTGTTAATGCAGGAGATTCTCAAGTTAAACAATTAGGAAATGACATTGAGCAAATTAGTCAATCTATTGATGGTTTTAGATCTAAGATTAATTTTGCTGGTGAGGATAAAGAAACAGTTCAAGCTAATATTAATAGTCTAGAAGCTAAACTTGCATCTGTTAGAGCAGATAAGGCTGCAGTAGAAGCTCAAAATGCTACTTTTAGGCAACAGTTTAATGATGTTATTTCTGCTAATACTCAAGCATATAATCCAACTCCAGGTGCTGTACCTAGTCTAGACCCTGCTAAAAGGTCTGTAGCTCATGCTGAGTATGTAACTAAATGGAATGCAGCGAAAGGTAATCCAGCAGAACAAGCTCGTTTAACTGCTTTAGCTAGAAAACTAGGGGTAGCAAAATAAATATGGCAACTACTACTACTTCTTCGGGAATTGATTGGGATGCACCAGTATCAGAACCTTCTGTTAATCCGTTAACATCTGAAGACTTTTCTGTACCTGAGTTTAAACAAGGAACTGAAGTATCTAATGTTACTAATAGAGGCAAAGATTACTCAGCTATGGGTGCTCCTCCTGCTCCTAGTGAATCAGGTATTGATTGGGGTACTCCTGTAGGTTCAGGAATTGACTGGGGAACTCCAGAAACTCCTCCTAAAGAAAATCAGAACTGGTTGGGTACTGGTCCTGAAATGACTACTGAAGAATACTTTAAGTCTGGTTTTGCAGGTAGAGGTATTGTACCAGCACTTAAGAGTGATGATGCTTTAATGAAGCAAGCAGATAATATTATTGTTTCTAAGTATGGTGCTCAAATTAAAAATAATCCAAAGCAATATAAAGCACTTTGGAATAAAGAGTATGCCATACTTAAACAACAAGAATTAGCTAAAGCTAAAGAGGAAGCTAAACTTGCTCCTCCTGAGCCTTCTATAGGTGAAACTCTTACTGAGTTTGGTAAAGAAGCTGTAGCTAATCCTTGGAAAACAGCTAAGTCAATGTTCTATGAGTTAGGGAAAGATCCTGAGTTATTCTTTATAGGTGGTGGTCCATCAGCAATGCGTTCTGTAGTTGCAGCAGGTAAAGCAGCAGCAGCTAAAAGTATTGCTAAAACTGGTGTTAAAGGAGTTACTTTAGGAGCTGGACTTGAAACCTTTGCTAGTGCTGGTGATCCTACTGGTTTAAATCTACAACGTATTGCTAATACTGGTGCTATGTTTGGTACTCTAGGTGTTGGCATTAAAGCTACAGGGCTTGCATATAAAGGATTAACTGGAGTTAAAGATAGGTCTGTTAAGACTACTAAAGAGTTTGAAGCTGAGTTAGATATAGCAGAACAAGAAGTTCTTAAGATGGAAACAGAAGCTGAACCTAAAACCAAAGTAGAAGGTGAACCTACTGTTGCAGAACCTATTGCAGAAGCTCGTAAAGTTAGTGCTACTGAGCAAGCAGTTAAAGATGTTGAAGCAGATCCTACTCTTTTAAATTTAGGTGATGTATTTAAAGAAGATACTATTACAGAGCAGACTCCTGTTAATGCAGTACATCGTATTCTTGCAGATATATCTTTAAATAAAAGAGCTGCTCGTCTTTGGAAAGAATCAATTGAACGTATGATTCCTAATGAAAGTGTTAGGAAGCGTATTACTATGGCTATTGAGGGATCTAAAGATAGAGATGCTCTTATGCCTGATGAGGTAAAGCGTCAAACTCTTTATGGAGATACAGCAGAAGTTGCTGCAGCTAAACAAGCAAAAGGTAAGTATCCTGAGATTGGATTAACAGGTGTTTTAGATATATATAAACGAGCTCTTAATCATCTTAAAGGTGGAGCTGAGTTTGATGGCTTTGATACATTTTGGACAGGACGTGATGGTAAGAGTGGTTATGTAGCTAGAGAAACTAAGAAAGGGTTCCCTGCATCTGAAGGTCTAGAAGCGCAAACTAAATACCTTGAAGAACATACAGATAGATTACAGAAGAGTGTAGATTACCTTGAGAATTTAGCTTCTGAAGAGAATGCTATAAAAATATTACCTGTAATTAAAGCACGATTTGCTGTTATAGGTAAACAAGCTAAACTAGAGGGTGTCTTTGACTTCTTACGTGAGAACTATGTTACACACGTTTTAGATTTCTCTAAAACCACTCTATCTAAGGCTAGTCAAAAGTCTCTTAGAGATAGGATTTCTGGAGATACTAAAAGTAGATTTACTAGAGACTTCTCTTTAGAGCGTATCTATGAAACTATACGAGATCTTGAGGCTGCTGTTTATGATGCAGGTAAAGAGTTAGGTATAGATACTACAGGTGTTATAGTACAAAGAGATATTGCTAGGATTGCTGAGGTATATCAAGAGTCTATGCTTGGTGCTGTACTTCAAAAACGTTTAACAAACTTTCTTGAAAAACAAGTAGTAAAGTTTAAAGATGGTACTTCATTAGGACTACTTACTAAAGACTATAAAGAAGGCTTTAGAAAAGATTATGTAAAGTTTACAAGTGAGGTTGCTGGTTTTCTAAAAGATTATATGGTTCATCCAGATTTAGTGGATGCTTTAAGTCATATTGTTAGGCAAACTGATCCTGGACTTATTGTTAAAAGTATGGGTTTAGTATCTATGCTTTCTAAAACTATTACTACTATGGCATCTTTGTTCCATGCTACCTCTTTAGGTGTAGCTAGAGCAACTGCTACTCCTTTTGGTATGATTAAAGAGTTTAAGAGTGGGTTTAGTGGTACAAAAGCTGCTCTTGAGACACTACGTCATGATGGTCTTAGTAAAGATGTTGAGAACTGGCAACGAGCTGGTCTTAAGATGGAAACTGAGGATATTAAGCAAGGTATAGTGGGAGATATTGCTAAGAGTACTGATGATCTTTTGAATAGATTTACTACTAAAAAAGATCTTAAGATTACTAGAATACTAGCAGATAAAGCAGAAGCTGATCTCTTGCAGCCTTTGAATAGATTTACTTGGGATTTTATGCACTCTGCTGGTAAGTTTGCTACAGCTCAGTATTTATTTGCTAAGATTAAAGCTAGAAATCCTCTTATGGAAGATCAGGTAATTAGAAATGAAGTTTCTAACTTTGTTAATAAATCTTTTGGTGGACTAGATTGGATTAAGATAGCTAGTGATGTTCAGAATCCAATTATACGTAAGTACGCTATGAAGGCTACTAGCCTTTCTGGAAGAGCTTGGATGCAGATTGTAGCCTTTGCTCCAGATTGGACTATCTCTACTCTATCTTCATTTACAGGTGCTCTTCCTAAGCAATTATTCTCTCCAAGTAGATGGGAGATTAAGAAGGGAGCTAAGGGTTTTATTAATCCTATTACCTCAGGTGATTTGTCTAGACGATATGTAGCTACTACTGCTTTGTATTGGGCAACTATTCTTAATGGAATTAACTTAGCTACTTCAGGTCACTATATGTGGGAGAATGAAGATCCTACTCGTATTGATCTAGGTGATGGTTCTACTATGCAAGCTGCAAAACACTCTATGGAAGGTCCTCATTGGGCATTACATCCTCTTAAAACAGGGTTTAATAAACTAGGTTATTTTCCTAAGACTATTGCAGAGTTGGGATCTAATTATGTACAAGGACCTGTAGATGTTCTTAAGACAGTTACTAAACCTTTTGTACCATTCCAAGTAACAGCAGCTTTTGATGCACCAACTGGTCAAACACTTAAGTATGGTGCTGCAAGTTTCTTTGGTATTCCAATGTATGATGCTCCAGAAGCTCAGTTTAGAGAAGGAGAAGATGTTGCAAAAGATAGGATTAAAAAACGAGAAGCTTTAAATAAGAATAAACTAGAGAAAGCGGAAAGATTATCTATTCCAGATCGTAGAGAAGCTATAGGTAACTTTGTTAGAGGATTATTTCCAGAATTTCTTAGGAATTGACCTCTAGAATCGAGCTACAACGCATTTAAATTATAGGTTGATGTACTGCTATCAAAATATACTCTAAACTCGTTGTAGCTTCTTCTAGTAGGGTCTATGACGATTTGACCCTATTTACACTTAATATCTACTAATAGATTACATACAAGATAGTTTGTGTGTAATAAATCGATAAATATTCCATACAAAGTACTAGTTTTCTATAATGTATTTACTGAATACTAATCTCAGTATACCTAGATGTAAAACTACTACCCATTTTAGATTATCTTCCTTGACATTGAACTCAGGGTTATCCATAAGTTCTGCACCAAAGACTAAACCACCTAGTGTTTCCCACGTAAATTCTATCATTGTCGTACCTCCAAGTTATATTTCGCACACACCGCTTACACAAGCCAAAGTTTGAGCACCTTCAGTATTATCATCGAGTTCTATAAAATCACTCCAATCAATATCTGTTGGCATTTCGCTTAATAACTTATTGTAAGTCTCTTCATCGATATCTTCATAAGGAGCCTGTACATAAGTATGGTTTGAGTGAGGTAAGAAAGATACACCACTCACTTCATCAAAGTATTTCCAAACCCAAGCACCTACTTCAACCCACTCCTCATCTTTTACAGAGATAGTGACTGAGGGTTTGTGTTCACACCAGTGACGCTGATAGATTAACCATAACTCCAACTGTTCAATAGCTGACTTAGAGTTACGAGTAATAGCACCTACTGGAGCTTTCATTGGGAAACCAAAGACAGCAGTTGAATCAGGTCTAAAGGCTTCATCCTCTACTGGAACACCTTTACTTTTTAGATACTCGTAGATTGGATCCTTTTTATCCATACGAATACGTCGTAAGTAATAATCATTGTGTCGAGCATGAATGCCACTAGCACTGTCCACCAACTGACTGACTGTACCTGAAGGCTTAACAGCAGTGATAGCAGCAGAAGCAGGAATACCAAGTTTTTCAGCAAGTTCCTCATTAGTTCTCCGAGCAATACCACGTAAATATTCTAGTAGTCGAGGATCAGGATTAGAGGTAATCTCTGCGTCCATAATACCTGTTAAACTAACACCAAGTAAACGCTCTTCTGAAGTATTAGCTACCCACTCTTCACTCAAGAAGTTAAACTTATTAAGAGTAGATTGAACAGTACCTAAGATAGAGGCTAACTTAACTTTACGTTCGAGAGATTCAAGTGTGTCCCCGTTCCGTACAACCACTTCCGTAAGATTGCAGAACTGTTTATCACGGAGGATAATCTCTGAGCATGGATTGGTTCCGTAGCTGTGATCTTTAGAACGTCGTCCCCACTTAGCAGCTTGAGTTTGAGCAGCAACACGATTAAATATTCCTCGTTCACCTGACTTTGATTTAACCAAAGATAACCATTCTTCCATGAAAGTCTCACTATCTGGTCGTTCTGTGTAGGCAACTGAGTTGTTAGCAAGTCCTCGGTGTGGATTATCATTATACCATGCTCCCATTTTAGCTTCACGCATACGACGATCTGTAAGATTAGAGAGGGAGATTAGAGCACTACGACGTACCCCACCTACTACAACAATCTCACCAACCATACACATTATGTCGTGTACTTCAATACTAGTGAGTTTTCGTCCACTAGCTTCTTTAAATGACTTAATCGTGAAGTCAAAGAGTCGTTTAAGAGGCTCAGGTCCTGATGCTCTTCCACCAAATACTTTAAGTCTTGCTCCAGCTGGTCGAACCTTTGAGTAATCAACTTTAGGGATATCTCCCTCCCAGAGCGAAGAGAGAAGTTTTTTGAAGGCTTTTGCCCATCCAAGCTTGCTGTCTTGCACAAATATGACATCGTCTACCTCACGTAGTTTCTCAGGAATAGCTGGTAACTTGCTGACTTCTTGACGCTCACAGCTAAAGCCTACACCAGTTCCATTCATAAGAATGTAAAGGGCTTCACTAAACGCTCGTTTGTTGTTGACTGCTAGGTAACTACAGTTATAAGCTGCAATGTTATCTCGCTCTACTGCTTCACCTGCTGACATCATAAGACGCATAGAAGGCATTACTTCTAGATTAAGGATAGCAGACCTTAACTCATCATAAGGTATCTCTACATCTTTAGTTTGTGTCTTTAAGTATGTGAGTAAACGATCTACTGTCTCTTCCCATGACTCACGACGTTGTTCCTTATCAAGGTAGCGAGAGTATCGACTACGATGGATAATGGATTGATAGATACTTGGTAGTTCCATTAGTTATCCTCTTGGTTGTTATATGGTACATTATAGAGATTAATGGGAGGAAGAGTCAGTTCCCCCCATACTATGTTACTTCTTTTTAGAATTGAATAGTTCTTCATCACTAGGATTGCTATGACCGACCGTTGCATCTGCAATATCCAGTGCTGTACTGTCTAGATCTTCGACTTGCTTGCGAAAGATTAAGTCATACCGATCTTCATAAGCTTTAGTATTAGTTTTACTGATTAAGTTGTCACCTGTTATATCATTCCTCGCCATCTTCATACTCCTCTATTATAAGTTCATCTAAAATTTGTGCATACTTAGCTTCAAGTTTATCTTCGAAAGCATTTACAATATCCCAAGAGGTAAGTCCTAGTAAATCTACTAGATCAAACTCTGAGATTTGCTCAGACACTTTCTCTTTTAACTCAATTAGCGTTAACATTTTCAAACTCCTTCACTAACTCTATGAAATGTATAGCTTTATCTAAGTCCTGCATGCCCCCTTTGTTACGCCATCGACAAAGATACTTGATAGCTGTTGCTTCAAGGTAAGGTATCTTGTTTATGTGACAGAAGTAGGCAGGTTGGATAGGAAATCCTTTGTAGTGATCACCACCAATCTGTACTTCACTAGCTAACTGTTGCATATTTCTTCCTTAAATATTTCAAACTTACAGGCATTTCGTCAAAAGAACCATTGTTAACATCATGAAGAATGTATAACCCTCTCCAGTGATTGTTAGTCTGGTGATTGAGATAGTGTTCCTCATGCTCATAACAACTACCAGCAATAAGAGCAGTCATCTCAGTACCATCAGCACGTTTACCGTAAGCAATGTCACGACCCTGTTGATGTCCAGCTATGCAAGACTGGTGATGCTTAAGTAATAGCATACGAGCAGTGTTACAAGGATTACCCATAACTCCGCTGACAAAGTAGTGACAGAACGCAATGCCTTCGATAACAATAGGTTGAAGGAACGGAATAAACTCCCAGCCACTTTTCTCATACTCAAGATCTCCTAAAGAAATTAAACCATCAAGCTTCGGATCGTTCTGAATAGCACGATTGATCCTATGCTCATGATTACCACCAAGCATAACTAGACGAGGTTTCCATCTAGCTCTCTTAGTATCAGTTAGACGCTTCTGTTCCGCCCTTACGGGCGAAAGCAGAACCTTCATTGCATCTTTAGAAGCTTGGATATCAGCTTTGTAACGCTGACCTTCCATTGACTTACTACCAGCCTTATCATGAGAAGAGAGAGAAGGCATATCAGCAAAGTCACCTAGGTGAACAATGATGTC